TGTTTTTCTTTTCTTTGGTTTAAGAGGTACTACTTTTGCTTCGTTTTCAAAAGTCTGATCTACTTCTTTAATATTTTCTTTTACATCATCTGACGCAACTTTAAAACCTCTAAAATCATACATAGATTTATTTGTTTCGTAATCTAATTCACTTCTTGTAATTGTTTTATTACCTCTTGTTAGGGTAATTATTTTTTCGTTTGATAATACTAATTTAACCATTTTATTCTCCTATGTTAGTTGCGAGGGCAGTTTCCCACCCTCACAAAGTATCCTACTATTGGATAGATGAATCGTAATGTAACTCAACACCATATGAATCATGGATTTCTCCAACACCATATACTGAAGTTGCTACAATCTCATCTGCTCTCAAAGAAGCATCTCTTTGAGTTTCGATTTTAACATCTTGCATCATAGCGATTGCTAATGCGTCTTTATGGAACGCACCACCTTTATAATCACCAGCAGTACCTGTATTAGCCAAATTTGAAGTTTCAAAAATGTTTAATCCAGCTAACTTACCAACAAAGCCTGATCTTAATGCTTCGTTAGAAGTTTCAGTATCTAAACCAGCAAAAGTATTAGTTAAGCCAGATTTTAGATCGTAAGCGATTTTAGGGTGTAGTACAACTGCACTTTCGTTAGCTGGTAATGCGTTTGCTCTTAAAGTTGAAAGAGCATTAAAGATTACAGCTGGAGAAATAGCCGCTGACCCATCTCCTGAAGTAACACTAAAGCCATCAAACAATGCAGTTAAATCTGCGTCTTGTTTTCTTGCTAGTGCTTCTCCAAACAACTTACCAATATCTGCTGCAACATTTCTTGGTGCAGAGTTTCTGGCTAGATCTGTAAGGGTTGTCATCACGCCCACCTCACTAGCTGTTATAGTAACAGAAGTAGGGTTGATTGCTGTGTTTGCTAGATCAGTTGCATCTGCTACTGCCGCCGCACTTACTTGTGCATAGACAGGAACTTCAACAGCTTTTCCACCACCAGAGATCGCATAGTTTTTAACTAGGTTTCTCATAATGGATTTTTCTGAAGCTACAAATTGTGCTTCTGCAACAATTTCAGTGTATAGTTCTGATATTGTTGACGACGTTGTTTCGTTAGCCATTTTATTATCCTATTAAGTTTATTTGTTTAAGTTAATCTCAACAGCACCTGAATCTCGTTTTGCTCTATATTCTTGATAGGCTTTACGATCTTCTGGCTTTGTTAAGTCCAAGTCCTGTAAGTTAAAGGGTTTAACAGTTTTGCCACCAATAGCACTCTGGCTTCCTGAACCAGACAATGACCCTTGACGGAAGTGTGGGTTACTATCTAAAAACTCCTTAACACGATCTTCAATCGTAAGTAGTTCTCCATTTGAGTTATATCTTACATTAGAATTATTATCAACTACTTCTATTCTACCATCATCATTATATTTAACTTCGTTCTTTAACAAAGCTACTACTTGCTGTGCATTGATAGATTTCTCTTTGTTAGCAATAGATAAAATAGAATTATCAACTTTTTCTTTTTTGATTTGATCTTTTACCTTTTGTAACTCCGAGTCTTTTTCAGATAATCTTTCTTGCATAATCTTCTCAATTTCAGATTTAGATTTAGCTTCTTTTAATTGCTGTTCTTTTAATAGTTCAGCTTTTTGAGATTCTTCTTCTTGAAGTTTTTTCTCATACTTATTTTTTTCAGCTTCTAGTCTTGATTTGATTATGTTATCTAATTGTTCTTGTGTAAAAGTTTGTTGTTTTGGTGTTTCTACTTTTACTTCTTCTTTTACTTCAGTTGCAACTTCTGGTGCAACATTTTTGTTTTCTTCAGACATTGTTTCTCCTATTATATTATTAGTTCGCCTTTGCTGTCATACCAATCAGGATTGACATAAGACCATTGATGACGACAATTATAACCACCTCTGACAACTAAAGGATTTCCAGACTTCTTGCCTTTCCAGCTTCTACTTGTCCAAAGTGAGTTGACTTCATCAATTGTGAAAAGTCCACTTTTCCTCTTGTTATATACACCAGATATTAAATTTCTGCAATGATCTCTGGTTGTTGGAATTACATCTCCATAGTATTTAACAAAAGTTAGTCCAGCATCTTTAGACTTATTAAAGTTTAAAGTTGCATCAAAATCTCTTAATGAGTCGTTTAATATCTGTCCAGCATACCTTTTCATGTTTTCTCCAGCCCTATCTCTAGCAAATTTAGATTGTAATGTTTGTATAGACTTATCAACTTGTGATTGTTTTGATTTATCAAACTTATTATCATTTATATAATCAACTAATCTTTGAATCTCTGGGTCATCTGAACTAGCATAAATACCATTTATAGTTTGTCTTAATTCTTTTTCTAATACAGTAAATTCAGTTCCAACTAATGTATTTTGATAAACCTTTTCTGATAGTCGTCTGGTAAATGTGTTTGATACATCTTTAAACTGTGTAAAGTATTGTTGTTTAAGATTCTGTATTAATGCTTTATCGCCTTTAGTAAGTTCTTGAAACGCAACAGGAATATTGCCTATTCTTTTAAATGTTTTCTCAATTCGTTTAGCTTGTTTATTAAAACCTTTTCTAACAACTGTATCTGACCATTTAAGATATTCTCTTTCAAGAATAGCTTTTATCTGTGGTCTAATAGCAATAGCCGCTTGTAGTTCTATTAGCTTTCCATCTGTTAAAGGTAATCTACTTGCAAGAGATACTACTTCTCGTTCTATTCTATCTAATGTTTTAATTAATGTTTTATAATATTCTGCTTCGGCAAGTTCTATTTGTTTAATTCTGTAAAGTGTTGAATCTTTTACTATATCTGACATTCATTAAATTTCCTCTTGCTCTACTTCTTGATCTTCTTGCTCTGGTTCGTCTTGTGTGAATTGACCTACTTCTGCTTGTGAATCTATCTCGTCAAAGATTTCGTTTAACTTCTTATCATCATCTACAACTGCTCTAGCAATTTCTTTATCAACTTCTTTAGTAAATGTTGCAGAACCAATATTTAATGATTTTGCTTGTTGGAAATAAACTAGATCAGAAGCATAATCTCTAATGTTAAATGAATCAGGATAGTTAATTTCTCCATCAAATTCTACATTTTGGAACATAGCATATAGTTTAAATAATTGTTCTTCTGCTAATTGTAAGTTATCTGCTTTTTCAGATAATCTTGCATTAAGTAATTCAAATTCTGTTTGTAGTGCTACACCAGATGATATGTTTGTCTTTTCAGTTCTTACTGCCCCTGTGTGTGCAATTCTATTTATAGATTGTACTTTGTTATTAATAGAATCCATAATAGCTTGTAAGTTTTGACCAGATGGTTGTAGTAAATATGGTTTTAAGTTTGGTTCTAATTCATCAGGCATTTCTATAACTGCACCAGCACCAGCACTTGCATTAACACTTGGAGTCTTAACTAATGATGGGTGGTTAGTTAATCTAATTAATTGTTCCATTTCAGAGTATTCATTGTAAATAGATTTTTGCAGATCAGCTATATCAGTTAAATCTGATTGACCAATTCCTCTTTTGTGAGATTTAGAATTGTATAAAATAACTGCTGGTATTTTGCCAATCATATTAGGTACAGTATCTGTCAATTTAGGTTCTTCTCTATCTGGCATATACACAGTATCTATTCTATCACGATACCAAATTCTCATGTATGTACCACCATCTCTATCAACTTCTTCTCTTACTTTTAAATAATTAAGTTCATACTTACCATTAGGCATTCTTTCATAATTCCAATCTAATACATTTTCTGGAGTAACGATTGAAACATATGGTCTTATATCTTGATCTAATTCATCTGCTTTTGTTTCTGTTTGGATATTAGGTTTATCTAAAACCATAAAACAATGACCATAGATTGATGCGTAATTTTGTGCTTGTTTAACTACTGAATTTAAATTGTTACCCTCTAAATCTGCGTCTTTTAAAAATGATTCTAAACTAGCTTCATCTTGCATAGAACCAAAATCTCTACTTGGTCTAACTCTAAATAAAAATGATGAGTAAATTTGAATAATATTTTTACAATGATTATCACATGGAGTATTAGCAAGTCTTTGATTAAACTCGTTATCTAATTCTAAATTATATCTGTTAAGATATTGACCTATCATATAGTCATAGCCACCATTATATGATCTGATGTAGTATTCCCAATTATTAATTGTTTCTGAATAGTCTTTGTGGGTTTCTATTGCTTGATCTCTAGTGTATGCCATAAATTACTTCATTGTCCATCTTGTAGGAGAATTAAACCTTGCCTGTGTGGTTAATGGTTTTAAGTAATCAATCATGTAACCAAGTGCGTCATTCATATGATCAAACCCATCTTCCTTATCAGGAATATTTGTATTCTCTTTGTATATTTGTCTTTGTAAACCTTTTATCAAGGTTTTGCAAGATTGTGAAACAAAAATATGTCTTTCTCCTTTAGAATCTTTAAGCCTACTATTAACTGCATTCACTCTATCACG